GGTGAGCCGGTGTAACCGGGGTTCACGATTAAGGGGTCACGGATTCAATCGGCCTTCGCGTAAGGCTGTTGAGCGTTCGCCCACAAAAAAGCCGCCTACCCTGTGAAGAGAAAGCGGCTTTGTTGTGGGGCCGGAATACCGGCTGTGATTAGTCTTTGCTGAATCGCTTGCTTACAACGTCGCGGGCTTCGGCCAGGTTCTGCTGTAGCTCCTTGATAGCTTCAGCGGAGCCCTGGGCCCTGTTGAGTTGCTGGGTATCCGGCAGGCGTTCCAGTTTGTCCCTGCATTCCTCCCGACGCTTGGCCAAGATTACCAGTAGGCGCTGGCCGTCCGGCGAGCTGGCGATTCTGGCCAGGGCTTTCCAGTCCTGCTCGTCCATTTGTAGGCTCCGGTTGCATCATTTTTAGGATTTCAGCCAGCATCTTTTTGGCTTCCAGCGGCGTCAGGGTCTGCGTTTTCTGGGTGTCGGCGCGGGTTTCGTCCACTTCGGCCATGGTCTTTTCAGCTTTGGCGGTCTTTTCCTGCATCTCGGCCTTCTTAATGGCTTGTTCCAACTGCTGCATCATCTGACCGGCTTCGTTTTGCGCGGCGGTGTTCTGCTCCATTTCGTCCTCGGTTGGGATAGAACCTGGCAGATCCAGCTTTTCAGCAATGGATTCCAGCAACTTGCGGCGCCCTTCCTGGCCAATGATCGCCAGATCGGTCGGGTTATTGGTCATTTGCAGGAATTGTGAGCGCATATTGTGTGTCTGTTCACGGATCAACATGGCCGATGAACCGCGAGGGATAACCGCCGCATCGCCTTTGATGCTGTTATCGTCCGAATACTGCATGTTGTGCAGCCACAAGGCTTCCACCACACGACGAACCACGCCCCGGTCAATGTGCCGGATGGCGTCCTTGATGCCCTTGTTAGCGCTCTCCATTAGCATCGACAGCCCGGAGGCGGTCTGGCCTGCCCCGCCTACGTTTTCGTTGCCGTAGGAATAACGTGGGATGTTGGTGGCGTCATCAGCGCGGATTTCAAACTTGTCGTACACGCCCATCAATTCAGCGGCGTTGCTGCTCGGCTGATAGAAGCGAACCGCGGGATTGTTACCGGTTACCGCCGAATCTTTGGTGCGCCACACCTTCCACGGATACATATCGGTCGGATCTTCAGCCGGGTCTAGCCGGTCTTCGTAGACTTCTACCTGTGGCCCGGATGAAATTGCCAAGTTGTTAATCAGGCTTCGCGCCGTGGCGTTGCACACATCTTGAATGTCGGCCATCAGCTCAGGGATGGCATGGCCCCAGAAGGAACCTGGCACCGGTTGAAAGCTCGCTTTGTGGTATGGGCGGCGCTCCAGTGGATCACGGTTGAACTTCACCCGAATAACGTGCTGACCAATCAGCGTAGCTTCTACTTCGTACTCGGCCAGCGGGTCTTCCACCTCTTTGGGATCAATGCCCCACTGCAATAAAGTCGTGCCTTGCGCCCCGCCACTATAGATCAATGCGTCGATGGTCTGGCCTCGGGTCAGCCATTCGTGGCCCCGGCCTTCGAGTTCAGCGCGTTCGCCGTCCGTCCACAGCCAGTCGCGCAATCCGCTTTGGCCGTGCTCACTCAAAACCTCACGGATGGATTCAGTGCTGTAGGACGGTACGCCAATCAGCTTGTTGAGATGTGCGCGTGTGAACCGGGCTCGTTCAATGATGTAGGCGCCATCATCAATAGTGGTAGCGTCTGCACTGGGGTAAATGTCGAACGGACTGACGCGATACCACTGAGGCTTAATCTCTTGCGTCTTAACCGCCTTCCAGCCTTCCATCCAGCCCAGGGATGAAACTCGGCGCAGGTTATGGCCTCGAACAAACCCTGCCGGGTAGGTGACAAAATCATCAATGAAGCCTTCAAACGCTTCATCCCACTCACCTTCGGCCATTTGATCGTTAATCAATTCTTCGTGGCGCTCAGCGGCCTCCCGCGCTTTTTCCTGCACGACCTTACGAATGTGCTTCTCAGCATCTTCCATCAGTTTTTCAGGGTCAGGCTGCTCGCCGGATTCTTGCGCCTGCTGCAGTGCCTGCTGCATGAACTGCTGGAATACAGGCTGCACAAATTCGGGCGGCACTTCGGCTAATGGGGTTGGATCTAATCCCCACGGCTTTTCGGTGGACGGCATCAGAATATCGCGCACCCACGCTGAAGCGGCACGGCACTTGGTGGTGGTCAGCATCATGTAAATGGCACTGCCGCCTTCGGCTTTGATAGCGGACAGCTTACTCGGGTCATATTCACCTTTTCGGCGGCGCAGGCAATCCAGCAAGCGATAATCCACTTCTTGCTTGGCCATCTTAGCCTCTTCCCACGAGCGCCGTATGTGAGAGCCCAGAGAGCTTTCTATCAATTCACGTTTGCGCGAGTCGGCATCGGACGTGCGCTGGGCTTCGTTTTCATCATCGGCCCGTAGATCACCGGCAGATTTGTACTGCATCAGCCCCAGACTAGCCATTCGCGGCAGCTCCCTTGGTCAGAAAGTCGTACATGGCTTGGTTTTCAATGCGCTTCTTGTCGCGCAGCTTCTGAACATTTCGCATCATCGGGTGTAGCTGATTGAACAGATCCTTCAGGTAATACACCGGGTTTTCTTCAAATTCTTCCAGGTTGACGTTCAACGAGACTCCGAATCCACCGGTGACCTCAAACTGCAGCCGGACGCCCTGCTTTGGTTGGGTTACGCGGGCTTCAATCACAATCGGGTCAATCTGAATGTGATCTACATCGTTGCGAAACTTGCCGCCAGGGATGGGTAATCCGGTTTTGGCCACGGCTTGCGCGACCACCACAGCAATCTCCCGTTGGGTCAAGCTAACGGGTTTGTTGGAATCAAGAATGGCCATGGTTGCTCCTAAGTGTGTGCTGCCCAGCTACCGCGCCGACTTGGCGGGCGTGACTTGGCAAAATCTTGTCGTGAAATGCGAGCGAAGAGGTCAGCCCTTGCGAGGGTTTCAAGCGCCTTTGCACCGTGAGATGCCCAATCGTGCCGTGGCTTGTCCTTGTAAACGCCGCGCTTGTCGTCCCATTCCTTCCGGTAGCTGTCCAGGCAGGCGACGCCCTGTGCGCAGGTTTCTTCATTGATCCAGCATGTAGGCAGGAACTGGCGAACCGCCTGTACCCCTTCCGCTTGATTGCTGATGCGAGGGATTACGTCGAAATTGATACCGAACTGCCTGGCCACATCGACACGTGACAATCCTGTGCCCAGCTCACGTACCGCCAGATCGTGCGGCCCGTAATGCCCGCCGTAGCGATAGCCCTTCTTGTTCAATTCGTTAGCGTAGTATTCAATCCCCTCGCCCTGACCTTCCATGTAGTCAATTAGGTGAACTTCTCGGCCCACAACTTGCGCAAACCAGATCACCATTGCGTCGTTCATGCCCAAGTCCCAGCCGGTGAATACGGGCAGTTGCGGATTAGGCTGAACCTCGGTCGTGAGTCGCTTGTTTGTGCGTAGGAAGCTCATCTGTGTGGTGTAATACGCGCCCTCTACAGACTGGCTGAACGCCTCTCCGGGCGTCGATGGGTATTCGCGCTGCATATCGTCTTGCAGTATCTGAGACTTCTTGGCGTACCAGGCTTGCTGGTCTGGCGTTGTGCTAATGCCGTGCATCTTCTCAAGATTCTCAAAATACTCGTGCAACCTGGCCGAAACCATGACCGTTTTGGCATCCATGGCGTAGGCTGGCTCTTGCCACCAAGGGAAGAAGTGGAACCGGAAATCCAGATCCGTTAGCGTCCGATCCAATTCTTGCAGGTGCTGAGCGTCCTGACAGTAATCGAAGAAGTAGCCTTCCCGCCCCTCTGCTGTAGATTCCAGCGTGATCTGATTGCCCAAGCCAACAGCTTCAAACGCGCCGGTCACAATCTCTTGCGCCTTGTGCGGGAACTGCTTGCAGATTTTGCCGAACTCCGACACATGAAGCCTTTGCAGCGTGCCGCCCCGGTAACTGGTGCTGACGTTGATGCTGGAGCCGTTGTCGAAGACGTAGGCGCCAGATCCACCCTTGTCACTTACTGGCCGGGGGAACCGTAACCCGATTTCCTCAAACAGTGCCAGCCAGGTGTCTGGAATGTGCCGATACGCGAACGTGATCTTGTTTCGGAAAATATCTTTGGCGTCGTCCAGGTTGTGACAAATGCACCCGGCGCTGAAGTTGTCCGTAAACAGGCAATCATCCAGTGCGTCGATCATCTCAAAGGTGGTAAAGCCAAGCTGTCTGGCCTTCAGGATAATGTTGCGTGAATGTCCGTTTACATAGCGCTCACGTTGCGCAGCGTTGGGATGGAACTTGATCTTCCGTCCGCCCTTGTCCTTGATGTAATACAGGATGTTAATGCGAAACCACTTCACCGATAAGGCTTCGATAATGTGAGCCTTCTCGGTAAGTTCGCCCTGCGCCAGCGCGGTCAGGTACGCATCCCCAAGCCGCACCTCCGCAGATTTCTTCATTCGTTGCTTCGCACTTCCTGTAACAGCTCGGTCAGCGACTTAGCCCTCTGGTCGTTGTCTTTCTCAAACATGCCCAGGTGCTTCATCAGCTTTTCAGCGGCAGTATTCTTGTCGGCCAACTTATACTCGTAGCGCGTCATTGCCGGGCTGTCTTCGTTGCCCAATACGGTTGTGACCTTCACGCCCACTATGGCTGCTGCAATGCCGTCTTCCAACTTGTTAATTGCTATAGGTTGGTTGTCGTCATCCACAAGCCTCCGCACGTCATAGAACGCAAGCCGCGCCACTTCGCGCAGCACTCGCTCCTGGGTAATGTCCGACTTACGCCCAATCGCATCCAGCGCTTCCTTTAGCCTTTCCTGCACAATCGGATGATTGAAGTATTCGCAGGCTTTCGGTCCCACTGACGATATTTTTTTGGAGCGCGGGTGGATTTCCCTGTAGCAAGCGGCCTTGTTGCCGCGAATATCGGGGTTAGGGCTGCCGCGGTACAGATCCGCAAAGCGAATCAGCTTCTCCTTTAGCGAGGGGCGGGGGTTCAAAGATCGCGTTTTGGACATTACTGCATCCGGTTAATGATTAGCACCCGGAACTGAAATACGGCTTGTCGGGCGCCGGTGGTCGTTATTGTGAGTTGTACCAGTGAGGATTCGGCCTCATTCACATCGTCAGCTTGCATCCAGACCTTGATTCGACTGGTGCCAGTCACCGCGCCGGAGTCCAGAATCGTCAAGCTGCTTGATAGCTCCATCGTTTGATGTGACCCAGACACAATCTGATCGCCTTCAGTGGCGAGCCAATTCGTCAGGTCATAATCGAAGTCCAGCACTTCGCCGGGCTGCAAGATCATAATTTTCATGGGCGGCTGGTACAGGGTGAAGCGATCCGCGATGACAGTGCGACGGGTTGGGGCTGGACTGTCGAACGGGTACACGACGACCGAAACAACCGTCACGGTGCGCGTAGCGGTTGCTGTATTCCCCGCTTGGTCGCTCACGGTGTAGGTGACTGTGTACGGCCCTGGCACGCTGGTATTTACGGCACCGGTTACGCTCACAGAGCCTGTCAGAATGCCATCCACCGCATCAAATGCGGTAAAGCCTGGCTCAATCCACGACTCCCCGGCATTCAACGTGATGTTGCCGCCGTCCAGAGTGATGACCGGTTTAACCTGGTCGTCGGGTATGGCAACCACCACCGTCACCGTGCGCGTAGTGCGCGCCACATTAAGCGACTGGTCCGTTGCCACATATTCCAGCGACTGCGGGCCGAGGGCATCCACGTCAATCGTGCCGTTAATCACCACGCCGGATACGGAAATATCGCCGTCTGCGGCATCAATGGCCGAGTAGCCACGTTCAACCCACGGCTGCCCTTGCGTGTGAGTCACGTTGCCGTCGGTCAGTGTAATCACAGGCGCGGTGGTATCGGCCAGTGTGGTCGTGATAAACGATCTGTCAGCGCCGGGAACGCTTAATGTCGTAGTGCGAACACCGTTATAGCCGCCGCTGGAATATTCATCGCTGGATGTATGGCGCAGTCGAATGCGGTGGTTGAGCCGCACGTTAGTGCCTGCCGAAGTCCAGCCGCCGTAAGTCGCGCCGTTGTCTGTCGATACCGAATACTCGCCGCCTGTTACCGTGACTGGAACATCGGTGGCCGCGTCCACTCCTTGGATGGTGACGGAAGCGGATACCTGTGGCACGCTGCGGGCCACATTGACCAGCGCCGGGAAAGAGAAAGGCGACGGCGTAATGTCAACGGCTGGAGAAGTGGTCACCGTTTGGGTTGTCGGGATGCCCGGTGCGCCAGCGGCACTCACAGGGCGCACGGCAACCACATACTCTGTCGCTGAAGTCAGGTCCGTAAATGTGGCAGGGCTTGAGGTTGTCGCCCAAGTGCCATCGTCTAGCCGGGCTTCAAAAGACTCTGCATCCACGCCGCTGTAGCTGAAGTTAACAGTGATCGTGGTACGCGTAGCCTCAACCGAATCAATAACGACGTTTTCATCGGGTAGCGATTGCAGGCTGCCGGTTGTAATCGTGCGCTCAAAAATGGCCCCAGCGTTATTGATATACCAGTACGGGAATGCGCCCTCTGCATCACCGCTCCAGTTTAACCCGCTGTCAAACGCGCCATCTGCGGTTAGCGTAAGCACTTGCTCGCCCGCTTCAGGTGGCGAAACAAAGTCAACGGCCAAATAGCCATCAATCGGGCCGGCCAATGTGGCCAGACTCATATTCGCAGGCGGCGAGTAGGTCGCAGTGCCTGTGCCCACTTCGGGTATCAAGGCCAGCACCACTTCAGCGCTTGATAGGATGTTTGACTGATCCCCCGCCGCATCTTCGTGTAATGCGTGAACGTACCAAGCACCAGGACTGAGCGTGAGAGTGTCGGACTGCGTGCCTGTTGCCGTAACTACTGGCGACTTTTGCGCGCCGGATATGATCGCGCTCTCAGTTTCGGTCGCGCTGGCAGAGGCAAAGAAGTGAGCCACGCCATTGTTTTTATCGGTATTGAAAGCGACTTCGATGGTATCAGGATCGGTACCAACGGCTGTCAGCGTGTCAATGGCTGGATTAACCGACTCAAGGATAATGGCCGAACTTACAAGAAGGTTCGACTGATTGCCTGCATCGTCCTCGTGCAGAGCGTGAATACGATACGTGCCGGTCGCAAGCGTTAGCGTAAGCGGCTGAGCGCCAGTTTCCGTGACTGTCGTGATGCCCTGAGCACCAGCACGAATAGTCGGCTTGTCTTCCGTGGCGTTGCCCGAAGCAAAATAGTAAACGCCGCCGTTGTCTTCGTTTGTATTGACGGATACTGCAATACTGTCAGGGTCAGTCCCCGCAGCCGTCAGCGTAGAAATGATAGGCGCAGTAGTGTCAGGCGTAGTTATCGCAAAGCTGTCTGCCTCGATAACGCCCGCCGTCGTGATGTGGTGGATCGCGTAGGTGCCGTCGGGGCCAGTGATTACACCGTCATCGCCAATCGTCAGGTCATCCGAGCCCTCGATCTGACTGCCAGCGGTTGGAGTAGTAGCAAATGCAGCGCTGCCCGCCCAGCTTGCCAGTGTGACCGCTTGACGCCCCGCTGCCGGTGCGTAGGTTGCCGTGACGGTAGCCATCAGGTAGACAGACTAATGCGTGTAGAACCAAACGGTATGCTGTTGCCTGCTGTTACTGCTTCAGCAAGCGTCGGCATTGTGCCTGTCGCTGTGTATGGTCCGCTGCCGGTGATCGTTACTGCGACCGTGATTGGCGTGATGCCTGTGATTACATCGCCGTTTGTGTCCAGCGGGATGAGCGTGACCGGTGATACTGGCGGCGCCGCAAAGTTTGTTGCGGTTAGGGTGAACTCTGTGCCTGGTTGAAGGGTGTCGGTGGTGGTGACGGATGCGCTATCAGGTAGAATAATTCGCATGGCGTTAGCGCGACAAAAACCGCCGCCCTTTGCAACCTCTACAAAGGCATCACCATTACCATCTGTTGTTGCAGAGAACGTCAGCACGTTAGTGGTGTTATTTAACTCTGACAGCGTCTGTACAGTAGATCCGTTGACCTTCCACTTTGGGTTTTCGTCCCTGTCTGAGCTAGAAAATACCTCTAAAACAAAATTTGTATTTGCTGGGCCTGTCAGGAGTAATTTGTAAAAAAATTCTGTCCATGCCGAAAGCGTGTATGCAAACTCCGCGGCAGTATCGCTAACCCAAGATGCATCAGAAGACGTTGGAAATTGCCCCAAGTCTGTGCCTCCCGGCAGGCCAGCGTCTGCTGTGCCATCATTGGCCACAGTCCATCCCGAATCAGACCCATCCGGGGCCGGGATGACTACAACTGTGGTACTGTCGTTGATGACGTTCGCCCAAGGGCTTGCAGCGTTGTTTGCGCCATTTGTTAAATTGATTAAAAGATCCATTAAATAAACTCCCCAGGCAGTGAATCGCGCACCACAATATCGTCAATGTAGTAATAATCTTCAAACAGTTGATCTGGCGCTATTGGCGCAAAATAGTCATTACCACCGATAGAAAAATGGTTCCACTTAACCATAATGTTTTCAGTGTTTGCAGCAACCCACGGGACATCTATTGAATGCTTAACTCTGTGGCCGTCAATGTATTGACTAAAAACACCGTCTGTTGCCGCAGGTGCAGAGTTCATTTTTAGATAGAAAGCCATTTTGGTCCACTTTTCGACCGGACCAAACAACATTTCATGTGTAACGTATCCGTCGTAATCTGCTATTAACCCACCATTTACAAGATCCGGTAACTGCGGATCTGCGCCGCCCACCTCTTGCCCTGCAATTCCGCTGCTATTATAGCTACCCCAAAACCCGCTTCCGCCGCCAAAATCGTCGTCTACCGGCACGTTTTTGTAATTATCTTCTGTTGTTAAGTTAGCAGGCGGTCCACCGCGAAATGCCATAGAATTCCTAAGTCCGAAATTGTCGGCCTTGTAATCCCAATAGAACATTGGGCCCATGTCGCGCCCGCCGCCACTTATGTAATTCCCGCCAGGCGTCCAACTTGCAGCCCTGAATATTTTACTTTGCCATCCACCGGGGTAATCACCATTCACGTTATTGTCTAAATTCCACCAATTAGCATCAAAGCGTATCCAGAACTCAACGTACAGCTCATCAGTTCCTAGCACATTATTTGGGTCAATAGGGGCTTTTATAAGCTGTCCATCAGACTGAAAGCTGCCGCCCGTTGCATCTTCATTAGATTCACGAACGCCAAGAAAGCATTTGCCCGAGCCGCCCCGCCCTCCGTTAGCAGATAAAATTTCAATGGTAGACTTTTTGTTTGCAAAACCGGTTTCCGGTGACCAACTCGTGCCTTGGTATACCGCAGTCCAGTTATCAGGAATTGTATAGCCGCTTGCCGCCGCCTGTGTTGTGTCCGTGGAGTTGCGTGTAGCCGTAAACTCAGGTTGATCGTTAAAATTTTCACTAAATATCACCCCAGCCGGATCACCCCCACCCGAATCGTCCCCAGCCCGAAACCCACCACGCGCAGCCACTGCCGTGTCAATAAGCGGAGGCAAGTTGCCTTTGATCGTCGCCGGGGTGCGGCCTGCAATCGTTATGTTCTCTGGGATTCCGGGCATTATTGAACTCCAAGGGCGTCAACTAGGCCCAGTACAGTGCGTATAGACCCATCACTTGCTTTGATGAGCGCTGGTGTTAAGTCTGCGGCTTTCCATTGAGTCGGTGCTGGCATTACGCTGCCTCCACTGTGAATGATGAATAGGTAAAGGTTTCCAGGATTTCGATGCCGGTCGCCAGCGGGACGGTGCTCGTATGGCGGGTAACGTCATGCACTACCGGCGCTGATCCTCCCATGAGTGTGTAAACGCGGGCGTCGCCCAGGATGATCTGAACGTCTAGCCAGTGGCGGGCCAGCTCTAGTGAATCCATCTGAGCGGGAGTGAACCACAAGTTAATCGGCTGGGCGGCATCAATATCATCCTGCGTAATGGGATGAACCACCATGGCCACTGCATCCACGTCGGTATCGCTAATGTCCCGCTTGAGCGTCATGTACAGCGTGTCGCCTGCAGTCGCGCCAGTCACGTCAACAGCGTGTCCGTAGGAGTCACCCCGAACCAGCGGTTCCAGTGCCTGATTCAGTCTTTCGTAGGTATCCATAATCACCTCAGAGCCATTGATGGCCGCGTTGCTTCACTTTAGAGGGTGGCTTTATGGCCATCCGTGCGTTGTGCATCTCGTCGGCGTACCGCGTTTGTTCTTGCCGGGCAAGCTCTGGGTTGAAATGGGCTGCCGCTGGTTGACGATATAGTCGAGACAGAGCGCCAGACACAATGCCGTCGGCATACTGCATGGTCAGTGGAGCCCAAACCTTCTTGGCGCGATGCGAGGGAACCAGCACCAGGTCTGCTGTAATCGATCCAGTGGCTGCCGCATCCAGTGTCAGCGTGTCAACCGACACAAAACCAGCGTGTGATGGGTTAATAACGTCGACGACTTTGGTGTACGGCTCATTGGCTATGAACTCATACGCCAGTTTTCCAGGCTGTGCCGTTACTGAGCCTTTAACCTGGTGGCATCGGGTCATAATGCAGAAGTCACGGGCCGCAGCCAGCACTGCATTTTCAATCATGGGTGTCGGGCAGCTAGTGATATGCACCGCCACCTGATCCACTAATTCGCGCACTGACTGGTACATGCTTACCTCTCGACTTGGC